AATTCAATCCATTAAAAATTTATTTAAAAAATGAAAAGAAATTACGACACAGGCGTTAGTGATAGTATTACTTTCTTTACAGGCGTAGAGATCGAAAAGACTCCTGCCTACGGAATGAAAACTCTATTTGTAGTAGATGTGCATGATCCCTACGTTATCATTGAGCTTGCTCGAAATCATAACTGCAAGCACATTTACTTTGGTGCTAATCAAAGTTTTCCTAAATTAGCTGTCAATGATGCTGAACAATGGCGTCTATGGGAAGACATGATTTATGTTTGTCTAGATAGCGGTGATGACTTTTGGTGTACTCTAGATTTAGATGTAGCACAGGTAGAAGGCCTATTAGAAAGCGGTCTTATAGAGAAACGTCAGTTTATTCCACAGCTTTCGGTAAAACTGCCCTATTTACAACAGCTAGGATATAATGCTACAATAAAGATAGACGACAAAGATTTTAAGGCAACTAATCCTGGAGTGTGGTGCCATAACCTCCACGACCTACTAGATAGAAATAAGTTTACTAGTTGGGATCAATATGGTAAAGATGAGATTATTAAATGAGTGGTGGATATGCAACAGCAACTATACGTTCAAGGGCGATTCCTAGGATTACAGGTGCTAATCAAATCAAACGTGCAAGATCAATACAAACAGTAGAAACTAGAACTATGAAATTATCAATTAGAGAACGCATCCGAAACTGGTTAATGAAGGATGACAATGAAACTGAGCTCGTATATGCAGAGGACTGTGAGGGACCAAATATCCAATCACAAGGATTTCGATTGCATATATACGGTGCAAGCGGTGGCACTATTGTTGAAACAACCAAGTATGATCGTAAAAACGATGACAATCGTCACAGTCTGCATGTAATTACTGAAGACAAAGATCTAGGTGAAGAATTAAGTAAGATTATCACGATGGAGCAATTACGATGAGACATGAAAGTTTAAACATAAAAAAATTCACAGTCAAAGAAGACAAAGCATTTAGAGTGCGTGTAGAATCTTGGGAAGCTGTAAGTCCAACAGGTCTGTTAGCCCTTGATGTTATTCAAGAATGCCTTAACGACAAAGGTGACGTTGATTTTACCAGCACTTATAATTTTCATATGAGTAGAGAAGAAATTCAAGCATTTGCTAAAGGACTATTAGCAGTATGATTATTCGACAAGACATCCGTCCTAACAAAATGATTTGGGTCACCTTTCAGAAAGAAGGTATGCACAAGTACCCGGCTGCACTTACAGATCCAGCACTTGCTACAGGTGATGAGTATGATGTGAGTTTTCTAGGCTATCCACATCGTCACATTTTCCACTTTAAAGTTTGGATTGGTGTTACACACGATGATCGCGATATTGAGTTTATTCAGTTTAAACGTTGGTTGCTAAATCTTTATAAAGATGCTACACTTAGTTTAGACTTTAAGAGTTGCGAGATGATGTCAGGCGATTTGTATGACGCTATCTCACAAAGGTATCCCAACCGTGAGGTTTGGATTGAGGTCTCCGAAGACGGAGAAAATGGTTCATTTATTAAATATTAAAAGAGGCTATTATGGCTAAGAATTACAAGGATTATTCCTATTTCGAAAATCGCCCCGACGTTGTTCGGATCTTTGACGACCTAGATGCATATCTAGATTGGTGCAGATTGGAACTGCAACCTTTTAACCCCGCCGATATGTATCGCAGAGATTCTGCAACATATCAAGCATACTTGTCAAGTAAGCGTCCTGCTCGACGCCCATACTTAGGCAATAAACCACGTTGGGACAATAACGGCAGACGCAATGAGCAGAATTTTTCTCGTTGATCTAGAAGCAGTTGAGACTAGGTACACAGGTCAATGGAAGACTCATGTACCTGCCCTGTTAAAAAAAGAAGGACATCATGTTCAAATTATCTCTGGTCCTACGGACATTCCTACTGCCACTACTCCTGGCGCCTTTCTTAATTTTGGTGGTACCAATATATACAAGGCTAGTCAGGTTGAGCAGATGGGTCGTTTGTTCTGCTCCGGTGCTGTTAATTCCGGAGACCACTTTATCTTTACTGATGCTTGGCATCCTGGTATCATAAATTTAAAGTACATGAGTGAATTATTACAGATTCCTGTAAAGATTCACGCACTATGGCATGCTGGATCTTATGATCCGCAAGACTTTTTAGGTCGTCTTATTGGAGATGCTCCGTGGGTACGACATGCCGAGAAAAGTTTCTTTGCGGCGATTGATCACAATTACTTTGCTACTGATTTTCATATTGATATGTTCTGTCGTAATCTTTTAGATGATACACTAGAAGATACAAAGCAGGAATTTATCAATGAAGGTAAAATTGTGCGTAGCGGTTGGCCCATGGAGTATATGTCTGATACTCTGCTCATGTACAAGAACATGCCCAAGCGTGATCTTATCCTGTTCCCGCATCGCATCGCTCCAGAAAAACAAGTTGAAATCTTTCGAGACTTAAAGCATCAATTACCGCAATATGAATTTGTTGTTTGTCAAGATCAATACTTAACAAAAAACGAATATCATAATTTATTAGGTGAAGCAAAACTAGTGTTTAGTGCTAACTTACAAGAAACACTGGGCATCAGTTGGTATGAAGGTGCGTTAGTAGACGCAATTCCTATGGTACCTGATAGATTAAGCTATAGTGAAATGGCGTTTGATACATTCAAATACCCTAGCGCATGGACTGAAAACTATGCTGCCTATGAGGCCAATCGTCCAGAACTATGCCATAGAATTATTGAAACTATGGAATTTTATAGAACTCGACTGCCTAGCCTAAATAAACAGGTAGAATCATTAAAAGAACATTTCTTTAGTTGTAATAAACTATTAGAGATGTTAAAATAACTATAACGTGTCATCCACGACATAAACTCGGAGAATTATAATTGACAGATAAAAAAGAAACAGGCCTGGACGCAATGGCAGGCGATGGCGGATATAAAGAAGCATACTTAGGCGATCACATTCGCTTTAAGATGAAACGTGAAGGCAAACGTTTCTGGGCAGGCGACAACATTAGTGATTATCTGCACGAAGGTGATTTAGAAAAATTAATCGACGAAGCAACCCCAGCATTTGAACAAGTGTTAGATGCATTGTTAATTGATCGTGAAAATGATCCCAACTCAAAAGGCACAGCACGTAGGCTTGCCAAGATGTACTTTAATGAAATAATGGAAGGCAGATATCAGGCTGCTCCGGATTGTACTGCTTTTCCTAACGATAGTGAGGATAGATATGAGGGTATGTTGGTTGTGCGTAGTGAGCTTCGTAGCATGTGCAGTCACCATCACCAGCCTGTGGCTGGCGTCGCGTATATCGGTATCATTGCCGCACAAAAACTCATTGGCTTGTCAAAGTACACAAGAATAGCACAATGGTGTGCTAGACGTGGTACTCTGCAAGAAGAATTGTGTAATGACATTGCTAGAGAAATTTCTAAAGCTACCGACTCAGAGAACGTGGCAGTCTACATTCAAGCCACACATGGATGCTGTGAGAATCGTGGAATTATGGCACACTCTAGTCTAACACAAACTACCGTGCTTCGTGGATCGTTTAAGGATGATCCACACACAAAGAAAGAGTTTTTTGATAACATTAAACTACAACAGGAGTTTGCCCCAAGATGAACCCAAGTCTAACAGCAGCCGTAATGGCTAATGAATTAATTAATCGTGCAAAAAATATGCAGGAATTCGTAGTTGAAAGAGATTACGATCTTATTCCTCCAGGTATTATTCGATTTAATATTCAACATACTGTTGGACAACTTGCTAGAATCTTTGTGCCTGCTCTCACACAAAACGAAGCAGAACGTATGGTAGATGATTGGTTTGGAGAAGGTGTAGAATGAAAGCATTTCTTAATTTTTTAGAACGCATTGGACGTAAACGTATTATTATGGATCGTGTTAATGACGAGCCTTATCTAGAAAGATATTATGTTTTCTTAAAAGACAGAACACGGTTTCCCTTTAATGTATTTTTACATAAATTCCTAAAAGGCGATCCAGATGATGTACATGATCATCCTTGGCCTTATGCAACATTAATTTTGAAAGGTGGATATTATGAATGGATTCCGGAATTTAACGCAGACGGTAGTAAATCAGGTGAAGTACGTAAATGGAGAGGACCCGGCCATTTTCGTATATGTAGCCCTAATTCTTATCATCGTGTTGAGCTTAAGCCTGGCATAACTGCATGGACATTATTCATGCCCGGTCCGCATAAACGTGATTGGGGATTTCTAGTAAACGACGAATGGATTCAACACGAGCAGTATCTTAAGGAGCGTCATGGAAAAACGTAAAGTAAGTTGGACAGAGTTTCAAGGTCTAGTAGCAAACATTTGTAGAGATATTTCTTTAAGTAATTGGCGTCCGGATTATATAGTAGGTATTACCCGAGGAGGTCTATTGCCCGCTGTTATGATCAGTCAGTATTTTAATGTTCCCTGCGAAACACTAAAAGTAAGTCTTAGAGATAACGGCGGAGAACATGCCACCGAAAGCAATCTATGGATGGCAGAGGATGCATTTGGATATGACCCAGATATTCCCACTCCTAATATCTTAATTGTCGACGACATTAACGATAGCGGTGCAACTATCAATTGGATTTTAAACGACTGGCAAAGTAGTTGCTTACCCGACGCCGAAAGATGGCTTGATGAAATATGGAATCAAAATGTAAGGTTTGCCACTATATTTGATAATCTTGCTAGTGAGTCTAAAGTTAAAATGGATTTTGTAGGTGAAGAAATTAACAAAGCAGAAAATCCTGTATGGATCGAATTTCCCTTTGAAGAATGGTGGACTAAGTGAAAAAAGAATATGTATTAGAAGAGGCCGAAGCTGCTGGTATTGCACCGTGGACAGATCTAGTTCGAGAAGACTTCCATGTTAAAGTCTTTAAAGATAAGTACCCTGTTACAGACGGACATCTACTATTTGTTCCACAGTATGCAGCAGACGGAGTTATTACCGACTGCTTTAATGATGCGCTTAGTGTTGGAAAAGATATGATTGAGAAAGGCGAGTGTGACGGATTCAATATTGGTCTTAATTGGGGCGAAGCAGCAGGTCAAACTGTAATGTATCCTCATATACATTTGATCCCACGAAGAAAAGGCGATATGGAAGACCCCAGAGGTGGTGTTAGGCATGTCATTCCAGAAAAAGGCAATTATAAAAAATGAGTAGGATATTGTGTCTAACTTAAGAACAATTACCGTTCCGTGGGACAACCAGCCAAACATTTGGTGGAATGAAACTTGCGCTACAATTTTAGAACACTTTGGATTACCCGGTCATAGATACACAACCGAGCTTAATGAGAATTTCATGTGCTTTCATTTTGAGAATGAACAAGATGCTTTTATGTGTAAAATATTAGTGAGTGATAGATTGTGATCAAATATGTTGTAGGATTTATAGTTGCCTGTGCTATTTGGATTATTGTACTTTCACAAGTAGAGATGCCAGAATATCGGATATATGATTGTGGGATGGCAGAATGGCATCCTGATATTCCTAACTCAGTCAAAGAAGAATGTCGTAAACGTAGACAAATAGATCAAAAGAGAAACAATGAAATCTCGGTTTAAAAAAACCTACATGGATGTGGCCGCAAGATTTGCAGAGCTTAGTCATGCTCGCAGATTACATGTGGGTGCGATTGTGGTCAAGGATGATAGAATCATTAGTATCGGTTATAATGGTATGCCGGCAGGTTGGGACAACAACTGCGAAGATAAAGAATATATGAGCGGAGATGCAGGTGGATGGTTGAATCCTGACGAAATTGAAGAACGCTGGCCATTTGAAGAGGAAGACTTTGATCCTGACATAGGATATGCTAGACGGTATGCTTTAAAAACCAAACCAGAGGTACTCCATGCTGAATCAAACGCTATTGCAAAATTAGCGAAGTCCAATGACAGTGGAGACGGCGCTGATATTTTTATCACTCATGCCCCCTGTATTGAATGCGCTAAACTTATATATCAGTCTGGCATTAGTCGTGTTTACTATGGTGAAAACTATAGAGATGATGCAGGGGTTGAATTCCTCAAAAAATCAGGAGTTGAAATTGAAAAGCTGGACACTTAACGTAGAAGAAGATCCCAAAACTGGAGATTACATATTATGCTTTCCTCCAGAACTGCTAGAACAAGCAGGATGGAAAGAAGGTGATAACATCACATGGATTGACCAAAAAGACGGTAGTTGGCTTTTGAAAAAGGTTGACACCAATAGTGAAAAGAGTGTATAATATATTATGAGCAAAATTAAAATCGCAGAGCTGTTTTACAGCATTCAAGGTGAAGGACGCTATATGGGTGTGCCTTCTGTTTTCTTACGTACATTTGGTTGTAATTTTAAATGTCAAGGCTTTGGTATGCCACGTGGCGAAATGAGTCAAGAAGCAAATGACATCGATCCAGCAAAATACAACGACTACAAAATGTTGCCGTTGGTTAGTACAGGATGTGATAGCTATGCTAGTTGGGATCCACGCTTTAAAGATCTAAGCCCAATGCTTACAAGTGAAGCTATTGTAGATCGTATTATGGAAATTATTCCACATAATACTTGGCAAGATGAGCATCTAGTTATTACAGGCGGTGAACCCTTGTTGGGGTGGCAACGTGCTTATCCTGACTTGTTGCGTCATCCTAAAATGGCTGGCTTAAAAGAAATTACATTTGAAACAAACGGTACTCAAAAACTAACAGAAGAGTTTAAAGAATATTTGTTAGAGTGGCAAATGCCTAACTTAGATTTTTATAGAGAAATTACATTTTCAGTAAGTGCTAAACTGCCGTGCAGTGGTGAGAAGTGGGAGGAAGCAATTCTTCCAGAAGTAGTTTGCGAATACGAACAAATTGGCACAGCATACTTGAAATTTGTTATTGCCACAGAACAAGACTTTGCAGATGCAGAGTGTGCTATTGCCGCTTATCGTAAAGCAGGATTTAAAGGACATGTCTACTTAATGCCAGTAGGCGGTGTTGAAAGTGTCTACGCATTAAACAATCGCACAGTGGCAGACTTAGCTATGAAGAATGGATTGCGATACAGTGACAGATTGCAGGTACCATTGTTTAAAAATGAGTGGGGAACATAATGAAACGATTTATAGAAAAATTATTTGGTATTGATAAACTCAAAGCAGAAACTGAAGCCGCAGTAAAGTTAGCTGAAGAATCAACAAAGATTGCTAAAGATGCTGTAGAGGCTGCAGAACGTGCTAAAACTTCTGAAGAACTTGCTAAATTAAACCCAAAAGATCGTGCAACTAAATTGAAAGAACCCTGGGTAGGTGTTCTTAACACTCATATCAATAAAGACAATGTACGCAATGGGTTTTTTGAGCTTGACTGGAATGAGCAATTTGTGTTAAAATTAAAGCAAGAAGGATACGGTTTCGACGGTGATAAAGACGAAGAAATTGTAGACCGTTGGTTTCGTGAACTCTGCGCTAATGTGGTAGTTGACGGAGATTTTGGAGGCGCTGTTAATACCGGCGTTATTGATATTAATTCTGTTAGAAAAAATAATCTATGACATATATTCTAGTTGATACTGCTAATACATTTTTCCGTGCTAGGCACGTTATCAACGGTGATGCTGATATTAAGTTAGGCATGGCTTTTCACATTACTCTTAATTCAATTAAGAAAGCATGGCAAGACTTTGGCGGTACACACGTGGTATTCTTTTTAGAAGGTCGCTCGTGGCGCAAAGATTACTATGCTCCGTATAAGCGACAACGTAGTGATGCTCGTGCCGCACATACAGAACGTGAAGCAGAAGAAGAACGTGTGTTTTGGGAAGCATTTGATACATTTAAAGATTTTGTGACTGAAAAGACTAACTGCTCAGTATTGCAACATCCTAGGCTTGAAGCAGATGATTTGATTGCAGGGTGGATTCAGAGTCATCCTAGCGATAATCATGTAATTATTTCAACCGACACAGATTTTGTACAACTTATTGCTCCAAACGTAAAACAATATAATGGCGTCACAGAAATCACGATCACGCACGAAGGCTACTTTGATAAAAAGAATAAGCCCGTCATTGATAAAAAGACTCAAGAAGTCAAAGCGGCTCCAGACCCGCAATGGCTACTCTTTGAGAAGTGTATGCGAGGCGATACCTCAGACAACGTCTTTTCTGCATATCCGGGAGTACGTGAAAAAGGCACAAAGAATAAGATTGGTCTCCGTGAAGCCTTTGGCGATCGAGACACAAAAGGGTTCAATTGGAACAATATGATGCTTCAGCGTTGGACCGACCATGAAGGTAAAGAACACAGAGTTAAAGAAGATTACGAGCGCAATCGGCAACTGATTGACCTAACTGCTCAACCAGATGATATTCGACAGATTATGACAGACACAATTACTGCCGCAACACAGGCAAATAAAAATGTCAGTCAGGTTGGAATTAGATTAATGAAATTTTGTAATCTTTATGATCTTAAGAAGATTGCAGATCAGGCACAGGCTTATGCTGAGCCACTTAATGCGAGGTACACACTATGACCGATTTACATGCTAAACCAATCATTGAAAATAAATTTTGGATCGTTGAGAAAGACGGTACAAAGTTTGCCACACTGAGAAAGAACGAAGACAATCGATTTGTTCTTAGCAACGAACTAGGAATTAAAATTTATGACAATAAAGAAAGTCTAACTCGACAGTTTGGTAAGAATTTCTTTGTTGCTAAAATTGTTAAAGAAGCTGATGGTGCCGAACCCAATGAAGTTCACGGCTATGCAACTAGCACAACTCCGCATAATGCAATGTTCGACATTAAAAGAAAATTGCCGTTATTTACAAAGAGCGGTGATAGTAAGAGTTTGTATTGTGCAGGGTTTTATGTAATTAAATTTGACAAAGGTTGGGTTAAAAGTTTTTGTCCCAAATTGATCACTTTGCAAAGATACTCATATCAAGGTCCTTTTAAAACTGAGTTTGAGATGCGGCAGGTATTGTCAAATGTCTCAAAATAATTTACCTACTAATTTACCTAGTGTAGAAAAACTGCTTACTAGAGTTGCAACAGCAGAACGCAGTCAACAGAAAGATATTAGACTATCTATACAAGAGGCACGTGATTTAACTGCTGAATTGGCTATTTTAACCAGTAAACTAGGGCGCACAGTTCAAGAGATACATCAAATGCTGGCAGAAATACGTGAATCTACTACTAGGATTGACGTTAAGTTCGACGGGGGCGGCTTCGGTTCTTGATAAATATATACGTGGTTAATTAGGAAACACGTATTAATGAGCAGACCGAAACCCAAAGTTATACTTGAACATGCAAACAAAGACACTTTTAAGATTGAACAAATACTTGAAAGTGATGCCATTTGGGCTGTGTTTTATAAAGAGTCTCCATTCAATTTAAAGAGTGGTAGTCTCGTTGCTAGCTATCCAGGTCCTAAATACAAGAAGGTCTCATTTAGTAATCCCGGCCATGCACACAACCTTGCAAAAAAACTTAATAGACTTTTTAAGACTAAAGACTTTGCAGTTTATAAACTAAGCCAAGGTGAAAAAATAGAGTAATATATGGACCGTAAGGATACCTATACTTCGGTATTCCTCAAAGCCGCAGGACAACCGCACGATGCTGCATATGCAAAAAAATTCCGTGCTGCTTGGTGGTTCAGTACAAGAGGCAAAGATGTTGGCGGCTTACGGATGACCGATCAATGTTTAGAATTTGTAGAGACACATTCTGAAATTAAAACCTACAAAATTGAACTTCCGAAAGACCTAACTATTGGGCCACAAGTGTTAGTTTGGCTCGATCAATATCTAGATTCTCCTTTTCATTTACAAAAAAGATATATTAGAGTATTATCTGAAAAAGCGGCATTTGAACTGTATCTGTTTGCAGGCGATGTTAGAAAAATGGGTGCAGCAAAAGCACTTAACAAAAGATTAAGCCAAGAATCCTCTAACTAAAAAATAATTCTATTAAATATCACTATGTTAAAACTTAATGCTCTTGACATCTTAGGCCACAGAGAAGTTAATTTTGTGGCTCCTCAATTTGCAAAAATTAAACTTGCAGACGGAGACCTGTTTGGTACTGAAGTTGAAACTTGGATCAAATCCAAACTAGCAGGAAGATACTATGTAAAGCGTCAGCCAACTATTTCTCAAGATGGGAAATTAAAGACTGCTACTTTTGTAGGATTTGAAGATCATAAAGAGCTAACTTATTTTATGTTAGCATGTCCACATATAAGGAGAAACACATGACTGAAGAAATTAAAGCACCAGAGGCGGCACCAGCCGCTCAACCAGAGACACAGGCAGCAGCACCCGATTTAAATATTAATGACCTAGCCGCATTAAGAAGTATTTTAGATGTAGCTAGTCAGCGTGGAGCGTTCAAAGCAGCCGAACTAGAAGCCGTTGGTAAGATTTATAACAAACTCAACACTTTCTTAGAGGCTGTTTCTAAAAAGGATCAGTGATGAAATCATTAAAACATGTAGGAAAGATGAAAAAAGCAGGTTCAAAAGTTCTTGTGGCTTTCAGAACATTACCAGGCGAATCTAATCAAGCATTAGTTATTCCTGTTGCCAGTTTACCAGACGAATATCATGACAATATCATGAAACTTGTCGAGACCAACGAAGCACAAGCTGCATTTGAACTAGGAGAAGTATTATTTACTAGATCGTTTGCTGACGGTAGACCAATGCTGCAAGCTCTAAGAGCAGACGGACGACTGGCTAAAGTGCCAACTGACGATGTTATTATGAGTCCGTCCCCAGGTAGTGAGATTCCGTTGCATCAACTTAATGGATTAATTGCTGAACAAAAGAATTGTGCTGTTGATGACCTATGCACATTTGTGGCAGGAGCTCCAAAAGATCAACCTGAAGAACTAGTCAAAGTTAAAGATCTTTCACCACAACAACCAGAGAAAGCAGTACCGCTTAAGGCATCATCTAACGAAGTACTAACGGATAAAGACATTGCCAAGAGCTATCGTAGTCAAGCAGATGCAATGTATAAAGAAGCTGCACGTCTACGTAAAGAAGCAGACGATTTAGATCCACCACAAAAGAAAGCGGCAAAGGCCAAAGAAGCTGAAAGTGCCTAAACCGTTATTCAAACCGCCTAAACATCTTATACAAGAGTGGCCGGAAGTTTTTGAAGACCTTTATATGAATACCATGCCAGTTCATTACCTAGAAACAATTAGGTTAGAATTTGGCAATGGTAGGATTTGGGAAATCAATATCAAAGAACAATTAGCTAGTAGTCATAGCGATATTGTTGCCAATCGGTTGGTAGAAACTTTTGCCGAATATAAAGAAGATATAAAAAAGATTGATTTTAAAATTGATGTCGATAGACTGAAGAAAGATATTCAAAATCAATCCAATGACTTTTTTAAATAAGACTGTTGAAACAAAAAGAATACTTTTTTAAGGGTTTCGAATCATCTAAAAAAAATTAATTGATGATATTAGTCTCACTCAATTTACGTGACTAAGTTATAATAAAATGAAAACAATTATCATATGAGTGAACACGAAAAATTTCAAAAAGTTATTCCAATCTTAAATGCTGTTAGTCCTAGCTTTTGTTTAGCCAAATGGTATCAATTAACATTGTATCTTCAAAATGGGTTTAATCACAGCTGCCATCATCCTTCCCCACATAAGATTCCGCTAGACGAATTAGAGCAAAATTACAAGGCTCTACATAATACTAATTATAAAAAAGAACAAATGCAAAAAATGCTCGACGGTGTTCGGCCGAGCGAGTGTGACTATTGTTGGACTGCTGAGGACAGCGGCCACATTAGTGATAGAAGTTATAAAAGTGCTACATCGTGGGCGTATCCTCACATTGGCGAGGTTGTTAAAAATAAAACAGCCGACGTAGAACCTACATACGTTGAAATTAGTTTTAGTAATGTTTGTAATTTTAAATGTGCTTACTGTAGCCCAGACCTTAGTAGCCAGTGGTATGACGAAATTGCCAAGCACGGGGAATATCCAACTAGTCAAAAGTATAACGGATTTGGATGGTTTAAAGAGGTAGGTAAAATGCCTATCAAACATAGTGACCCTAATCCTTATGTAGATGCTTTTTGGAAATGGTGGCCGGAACTATACCAAAAACTTGAAACGCTTAGACTTACAGGCGGCGAGCCGCTGTTAAGCAAAGACGTATGGCGTATGCTTGACGACATCGAAGCTAATCCTAAATCTGATTTAGTATTTGCTATTAATACCAATTTAGGCATTCCAGACGAACTAGTTGATCGAATGATCACTAAGCTCAATAGTATATCTAAAAATATTAAAGAAGTACAAATATTTACTAGCGGCGAAGCAGTAGGTGCTCCTGCTGAATATATTAGATACGGATTAGATTATTCAGCATGGACTAAAAACTTGGAAAAAGTTTTAGATAATACCAATAACATTGTTGCTGTAATGACCACTGTTAACTTAACTAGTATTACAACCTATTGTGATTTTATACGATACTTGCTAGACCTACGTAAGCATTATAACAAGAATGCTACATTTAACAAAGTTCAGTTTATGACTAACTTTTTACGGTATCCAGAATTCTTGTCATTGACTATTTTAGACCCTTCTAGTAAACAACAATTTACAAAAGACGTAACAGCATTGATTATAGAACGACCTGATTTATCAGAAAGTGAAATAGATCAGTTGCGTCGTATGCTTGACTATATGAACGGTACTGACAGCAAAGAATTACAATTAAGAAAAGACTTTGCAGCATTTATCACTGAATATGATATTAGACGAGGAACTGACTTTAATAAAATCTTTCCAGCACTTACAAAATTTTATCAATTATGCCAACAAACGTAAAACGCACAATAGAAATTATTAATGAAATAAGTCCTAGTTTTTGTGCCGCAAAATGGTATAACGCTACTATATGGTTAGGCAACGGAAGAACAGCTAGTTGTCATTTGCCGCCGGCGCATACAATACCTATAGCCGAGATCAGTCGTAATCCATCCGCACTACATAATACAACCTTTAAGAAAGATCGTCGATTAGAAATGCTAATTGGTAAGCGGTGTGACGAGTGCGCTTATTGCTGGACTGTTGAGGATAATGCGGCACCGGATGTATACAGTGATCGAGTTTATAAGACTAGGATTTACGAAGAAGATGAAATACTTCAACTAGCTAAATTAGATCCTGGATCAGATATTGATCCAAAAACTTTAGAAATTAGTTTTGATAATTTATGTAATTTAAGTTGTAGTTATTGTAACGCAGAGTTTAGTTCTACCTGGGCTAGCGATATTAAAGTTAACGGACCATATATTGAATTAAAGACAGCTGGCGGTGGAGCATTTCAAAATGCTGGAGAACATGCTTTGCCTTACGGAATTAAAAATGAAAACAATCCCTACATTGAAGCATTTTTTAAATGGTTTCATGCTAGCCTTAAAAACAATTTACAAGAACTAAGAATTACAGGCGGCGAACCTACCCGTAGTCCTTCATTTTGGAAACTGTTAGATGAATGTGAAGGTACAAATTTTGATTTTGCCGTTAACAGTAATCTAGTAATGGATCAGGTAAAACTACATCAACTAATCAATGCTAGTAAAAAGTTTAAGAAATTTGATCTGTATACTAGCGGCGAAGGATACGGTGCCCACGGCGAGTTTGTTCGTCATGGATTAGATTATACAGTATGGCGTAATAATTTAATACAGTTTGCCAAAGAAGGGAAATATAACATGATACATGTTATGATGACTATTAGTGCCCTAAGCATTTGGACCATAACAGAGTTTATGACAGACATGTTAGAACTACGTAAACAATTTGGCGGGCATCAGTTCCATATGAGTCTTAATCTAGTGCGTTTTCCTAGTTTTCAAAATTTAAATGTATTGCCAGATAATTTGAAACAAGCACAAGCAGACAAAATTGAAACTTGGCTAAGTAATGTTGTTGGGTTAAGTCCTGCTGAAAGTAATCAAATAGAGAGAATAGCTGTATATCTTCGAAACGTTGATCGCAGTCAAGAAGATACCGACAGCCAAACCAATAAGGTGCACGATTTAAAAAGTTTTACACAACAATATGCCGATAGAAAAAATATCGCATTAGCTAGTGTATTCCCAACAGAATTTATAGAATGGTTTAACACAATATGAGCGAAGATAAATTTTGTATAGTGCCGTGGATACATCTTAATACAGAACCTAACGGTCGTGTTAAGCCTTGTTGTGCGTATCTTGGGCAAGACTTTGGAAACTTAAAAGATACTACACTAGAAGAAATATGGAATAACGAACATACTAAATCTATGCGTAGAAGCTTTTTAGAAAATAAAATTCCAGAAGGATGCCTAACCTGTACTAAAAAAGAAGACAGCGGGGGTGTAAGCTATAGAATGGCGGTTACTGAAAGATTCAGCCATCATATCGAAAAAGCTAAAAGTAATACATTACCCGACGGTACCTACGAAACATTTGAAATAATTTTTTGGGATTTTAGATTTAGTAATATCTGTAACTTTAAATGTCGTATGTGCGGACATGGTAGTAGCAGTTCTTGGTTTGACGACTTCACTCCTGAGGAAAAGAAAACTAAGATAAAATTTCTTGATAGTTCATACTACGGAACTGATTTAATGAAATACGTTGATCAGTTTATTGATGATGTTGAAGAGATTTACTTTGCTGGCGGTGAACCATTACTTATGGCTGAACACTATCAGATATTAGATAAGTTAATTGCCAAAGAACGATATGATGTGTTTTTGCGTTACAACACCAACATGAGTACTATCAAGTATAAAGATTACGATCTAGTTGATATTTGGAAACGATTTAAAGATGTTAGAATTTTTGCAAGTATCGACGGCATTGATGAAAATGCAGAGTACAGTAGATCTGGAACCGATTGGCCTAGAGTGGAAGAAAACTTAGTCCGTTTATCGCAATCGAATGTTGGTTATGTAGTATCAACTACTATAAATATTCTCACTGTTTTTAATTTTACTAAATTAATTGATAAACTAATAGAATTAAAAATGTCAACTAGAAAAGTACTAGTAAGTCATGTTAACTGGCCGCAACATTATATGTCTTCAATACTACCTGAAGAGTTAAAAAATAAAGTAAGAATACAACTAGATGAACATTTAGAAAAAATAACTTCAATTGTAACTGAAGAAGAAAGTCGATGGCTAGCTAACTTATATAACGAAGTTAAATTTTATTTAAACTCAACAATTTCTCTAGAAAAAACATTAGAACTACAACAAAAATTTAAAAGAGATACTATAAAGTTAGACCGTATTAGAAAAGAAGATATAAGAACGGCTGTACCAGAATTAGCCGAATGGTTTGATACATTATGAGTGATAAATTTATTTGTGATTTTCCTTGGATACATCTGAGTGTGTTTCCACAAGGCAATTGTACAATTTGTTGTGTTGCCAAACATTCAGGTAAGGGCAACGGACATAGCTGGAACAGGGTTAGTGAAGATAAAACTAAAACTGTCACAGTTATGAATAGTAATATACCAGAGATTATTAACTGCGATAATTATAAAACTATTAGACTAGACATGTTAGCAGGCAAGGTACCGACTGCATGTGAGGGATGCCATCAAATTGAACAGGCTGGCGGAAAGAGTAAGCGCCAACAGGAAACCAATCGTAATTTAGATCACGCTGCACTAACCGCTGCCGACGGCTCTATTAAGACAGATCTTCGTCACATTGAATTACGATTAGGAAATTTTTGTAATTTAAAATGTCGAAGCTGTAATGCAGACTCTAGCACAAGTTGGATTCAAGATTACTATAAATTAAAAGATACAGTCAAATTAGCTAGTGGTTATCATTGGATTAAAAGTAATCCTGATTTTAGTTTTGATTGGGTAGACGATGAATCTTTTTACAACAGGTTAACAGAATTTGCTCCTAATCTAGAACAAATACATATAAGTGGCGGCGAACCATTTCTTGTACCTACTCACTTTAAACTACTAGAAAAATTAGTACGTGAAGGCAAAACTGATATTGCTATACATTATCACACAAATTTAAATTACAAATGGGATAAGATTACTCCAGCATTGGATCTATTGACTAAATTTAAAGAAGTACATATTAGTTTCAGCATCGATGATGTTGGAGAACGCAACACTTACATTAGAAGTTTAAGCGATTGGGATTTAACCATTAATAACTTAAAATTATTTTTAAATAATTACAAATTCATTTATCGTGTAACTCAAACTGTCAGCGTCTATAATTTTATGTATGTTGACGAATTAGAAAGATATTTGTCCAACAATAAAATACGCATTAGAGTAGGATTAAATCATGTTCAAAGCCCAGACTATCTATCGGCTAATATACTACCTAAACAAATGCGACAGGATAAAATTAATTCATTACACGGTATTATTGATCGACGCAATTGGGAAGATCTCTATGGCCATTACTACACTCCAGAAGCCAACGGACAGTGGGAATACTTTAAATATTTTACAGAAAAAATTGATACTGTGCGTAACGAAGATTTAAATAGTATTTTTCCAAAACTCAAATGAAATTTATTTTTTTAAAATCAGGCGACTATTTAGAATTAGAGCCTAACAATACACCCATAGCGTCTGTTTGGTTTGAAAGCATTTTTTCTAAAAAAATGAATATGAGTTATTTTGCTAGAGATACTTCGTTTATAACTCGTTCTAATGAGACTATTAATAATCTAAATGCTGCAATTGATATAGTTAATAAGTTTGCTGTAGAAAAAAATCTACCTCAAATCATGTTTAATAAAATTGTTGGTATTGATCAACAATGGCTCAATGCGTCACATAAAAAATGGGTATTGTACACTGACAGATTAAAAAATATAGTCAACGGAGACAATACGAAACAAAACTATCCCAGCTTTGTGAAATCCTGGCAAAATATTAATTTATACATTCATTCTTTAGAATATTACTATTCTGTTTATTTTACTAATACAAACGGAGCATATTTAGAAAATATTGATATTAAAATACAGCCGGAAGATTGCGAATACTCACAACACGATCTAATTTTAAGATTTGACGATTTAGGAAAACATCAGTATGACCAATGGATTACTGGAAGTTCAGTTGATGAAGAAACTAGCAATTACAAAACAATTTCGGCTAGGTTTGAATATGTATTTAATCCACAATTAAATAAAGGTATTCTTCCTAATCCAGCATATATAGAGTGGTGCAATCAAAATAATTTACAAGTTATGCCACCGTGGATTATTTTAGGAAACTTTAAAAAGAATAAATGGGAAATTAAACAACTCATGCATCAAAATTTATCTCGAGGATTAGAAGTAGGATTTGAATTATGAAAATTTATGTAAATGGGGATAGTTTTACTGCTGGCGACGGATTGTCTGATCCAGAAGTTTTTCCAGATTTGTATCCAGGGCATCATTCTTGCGACGTAGAATTTGACGTAGCATGGTGTAACAAAAGGCATGCAATGCTAGATAGAAATCTTGATTTACATAATCATTGGCAACTTAGTAATAAGAAATATGTGTGGGCTACATTATTAGGTGAACTAGTTGATACTATGCTAGTTAATGACACTGTTAATGTAGTTAATGGGGCCATTGGCGGATCATGTATGACGGGCATATCAACTAGAACTATTGCCTATCTTGAATCATTAAGAAGTCGAGCAGACTTGCCAGATTATGTTTTCATAGGCTTAACAAGCATTGGAAGATTAGGTTGGTATCACGAAGATACACAAGATATTGGGAAAATTTTTAATTGGGTTAAATCATCTATTCCGGGATTTCATTATCGAGGATATGAAAGTAAACATAAAAAATTGTTTGAAGCTATTTGGACAACACTCAGTGATGAAGAATTGCTTATTGATTATCTAAAAGAATGTTTACAAATTAAAAATTATGTTAAGCGGAGAATTGGAAGAGATCCTATTTTCTTAAACACTGTAGGTGAATTTTGGCAATACAAAGAAATAGTTAATAACTCTAAAAATCAATGGCTTCGAATGCTTTGGTTTGATTTATTAGAATTTGATAAGATCAATGATCGATGGTTCAATAAAGGAGCGTTCGAACAAATGACTGCGTGTGGGCACGTACTTCCGCCCGGTCATGCTGAATATGCTAGAGATTTAGCAAGAGAACATTTCGGATGGGGTAAAAGTCCGGATGATAGAGATGCCAATTAAGCATCTAGTATAGATTATTATTTTTCTACTAAGGGTTGCAATAAATTAAATTGATTTTGCAACCATTCAAAATCATTAATTTTTCTTAACTGGTTAGCATCGGCAATATTCAATAGCCCGTACTGTTTTCCAGCTCGAGCTCCTGCTATACTATATTCTCCATAAAGTTTATCAGATCCAACACTGCACCAAGTAATTAATCTATCTTCAGTTTCTTCTTGATATCCAGAATCAACAGGACGGCTGGCTAATTTTACACACTCTCTAAACGCAGATTTCCAAGTATTGAACGGATCTGTATTAAAAACTGTTAGATTACTAACTTCTTTTATAACTTTAAATTTTTTGCTAATTGCCATAGTCATGTCAACACTAGTCATTTCCATATTAATAGTTAAGTTTTTAGGCAATAATTTAACACCACCATAGCCGTATGTTAATCCGTTGATAGGATTTTTGCTTAACCAAACATGAACAATATCTGTATCGTGTTTAGGTAGTAGTAGGTCAAATTGAAAATCATCTTCTACTATTGCATCACCGTCTACTACCCAAAACATTGGAGTTGTTGCTAATTTTGCGGCTGCAATATGTGCTTGGTGAATACCTTTTACGCCGTGTACACGTTTAGCTCTTGGAAATCGATCAATTAAGTTAGCAAAATTTTCATCTGCATTAGGTTCGTTATAAGATATAAACACAATATCGTATAATTTTAATTTACTTGCCACAAGGTCATATTCTTTCTTTTCAATCAAATATCTATATTCAACTTCTCTTGCAGAAATAGGTCTTTTCTTCGATAATAACATTATACCGTTGTACTTAATTTCTTCAACATCAATATTTTTAAAGACGTGATTTATACTGAGCTCATACTTATTTTGGTATGGAAATTGAAGATCAAATTTAAAATCTGGTACAGGTTCAACTTCCGGAGGAATTGCCCAAAACATATCTGTATCAGCTGTGTTAAGAGCATGTTCGTAATCGCTAAACGTATCGATTACAAATTTGTCGTACGGTTTATATTTGCTGGCCACTAGATTGTGTTCTTTTTTATCTATAAAAAATCTATGTTCAATCTCTTTCTTAGATACTGGCTTATTTGTAGAAAATAACACAACACCGTTAACAAACGATTCCTGATCGTTAGAAATATTTTTAAACACATGATTTTCATTTCGATCATAGGAATTATGGTGACTAAAGTAAGTTTCAAAAATTTGATCATTAATTATTTCAATGTTTGGCCATACTACCCAAAACATTGTTAAAGGTGAATTTTTTAATGCAGATTGATATTCTGCATAATTGCTAATAATAAAAATAGGGTATTTTTTAGGTTTACTAGCTACTATATCGATTTCTTTTTTGTTAACATAAAATCTATGTTGAAATTCTTTTTCCGAGGGAACTGACTTTTTTGAAAACAATACAACACCGTCGTAGTTTTCACCATTTAACCACACATGAATATAATCTTGATCCCATGTAGAAACTTTGTAATCAAATTTAAAAGTATCAACAATGTTTAAATCATCCCATACAACCCAAAAGAATTTTGTAAATGCTTTCTTTTTAATGTCATCAAACGATTTTACATTATCAATTTTTTGAGAAGATGGAAATTTAGAACGAAATTGTTTCCAATTTTGTTCATCAATAATATTTTTACTTACATAAAAAATATCATAGACCATCAGTGGTCCTCATATATGTATTTGTTAATTTGATAGTTTCTTCGTACAAATCTAAAGTATATTTGCTCTGTTGACTATCTAGATAGGGATAATCAAAACCTAGTTCTAATTTAATTTTTTCACCTAATGATTTAATTTCTTCATCTAGACCATTACCGCCTAATTCTTCAAATGGGCGGCCATATTGATTCCAAATACCTTTAAGGATTTCAAAGTCTCGAACCTCTACATAATTCCAGTCGGTACAGTTTGCTAACCAAGTGCCTAATCTAGCACCATATATGGCATAAAGTCCATTTTCTTCATGAGCACCAACTGTTGACCACATACGTAATCTATGCAAATTGTGCCACCAAACACGTTCACTAATCTCTTGTGGTGCCACTTTAATTCCGTCAAGCAAGGTCATCTTAACGCCTTCACGAAATCCTGCTCTCCATGCTTGAAAAGGACTTCCGGTAATATCAGTATCACTATAACATTCTTTAAATTGACGATAACCATCTTCCCAACAAAAGTCTACTTGAGCACGATCACTTTCACTAGCTTCATGAGTTTTCATATTGAGAATAAAATCTCGTTTCCATATTTTAAGTCCGCCATTACCGTAAAGTAAGCCATTAAGTTTGTTTTTTCCTAACCAGCTATATACCTGTATCTTAGGATTACTTGTATCAATGTCTAGATTAAAGAATTTAGGATTAACTATATTATCAGCGTCAACCGTGATAACCCATTCAGTTTCACTTAACTCAGCTGCTGCCTTATGTGCAGCATCACTACCCTTCACTCCGTGAACTCGTTTAGCCCAAGGAAGTTTATTGCATAAATCAGCATAATGCTTATCTGCATTGGGCTCGTCATAACTTAAAAATACAATGTCAAGTTCTATTGTTTTCATATTGTTTCAAATATATATTTGTCAAAAATTCGTCTTGTGTAAACACTAAATCTATTTGGCAAATCTAATGTAAATAATTTTGTATTTTCTGTAATATCGCCTGCCCTAATGCTTAACATATGAAGGAGGACATTGGGGTCGTTGTAATCAGTTACTAAAAAAATCATTTCAGTTGCACCGTCCCAAATAATATTATTTGAGTATTTGTTGCTCATTGAAAATATTAATGTACTATTTTTTGTATCATGTGAAATTGTGATATCAGGATCTTGCATATTTGACCACTTTTTATCTATTATTCTATGCAAGATATCATCAATCTTTATTAGACTATGAGTGGAAAATTTGTTTAATTTAACTAATTTCTTAGTTGGTAGATCAACCCTATAAGAAAATAAATTTTCCGCACCTGTGGACACTGCTGTAGCAATTTCTTCATCAATTTTTATCTTATTTGTATTATCAAATACCGCATGAGAAGGATATATTCCAATTAAAGATCCGTCATCTTTAAATGTTGCATAGTATTCAACGGTTTGATTGACTGGTAATTTGATCCACTCGTCAAAATCCATTAGTTCTTGTTCCATGCAATCTCCTCTAACATACTAACTATTTCGTCATTAACTAGATCTTTTTCAACATAATGCACAATATTATGTTGCTGATAATTTCCTATTTTTAATTTTCCTTGGATATTAAAATAAAAACCAGCATGTTCAGTGACTTTATCAGCAGTCCATGACCAATTTTGAACCATAGGTTTCATATGAACAATGTTAGGAAACGCTAGATCATAACTTACAATATCACTTATATCTAAAATCTTTGCACTCAAGGCAAACGCTTCATCTGTTCCAACAACTTTTGGTTTATGTTTTGTAAGATATAAATTACTAAACTCCAAAGGATTTTTTATAATATATCTACCTAGATTAAAAAATTCTGTTGCAATTTCAGATCCCTGTTTAAAAAAAGTAAACATAGAATATAAATTAGGAAGACCGTTCTTTGTAAATGTTTTTCTATAAAAATCATTTGTAATTGTTTCGCCTCTATAGGTCAATGCCTTTGAGGGAATATATAATTCACAATTTTCAATAAAGTAATCAATCCAGTGACTATGATCTCTAAGGAAAATCATATCTGCATCAAGACATACTGTATTTTCAAAAGGAGATAATTGATCCATCCAACTACGACCATCCCAATACGTTTCCTTATCCCAAGCAATAACATGATCAAAGACCCAAGGGCTTTTTAAATTGTCAACTAGTTGAGGATTGTCAATTACTAAAGCAACGTTATCATATCCTGGCTTCTGAGTATTTTTAATACTTAATGCAAGAGCATAGGCTAATTTAAGATAGTCTATATCTTTATTTGAAGCAACTACAATTAAATAACCAAAGTTCATATTAACTCCAGTAATTTTTCTTTATTTCTAATAATACTTTGTTTGTTCATAATATGAACATCAGATCCTTGTGTAGTTGCAGCCCAGAAATCTCCGCAATTGAGTGGTTTTTCAATTAGAAATGTCAATCGATTTTCGATTACATCATGCAAAATATCTTTGTCAAACACCGTTAGAATAGGAGGAAGAGTGTAAATAAATTCTGTTTCAAACCCGTTCATGATATGTTTAGCAATGCTGAATGAAATATCATTTCGATATTGTCTTGGATCAAATCTAAATAGGTCGGCATAATATCTGTAATTGTCTTTAATATAATCAACTAATTTAAAAAAGAATCTGCTTTCTTCATTTTTAGTAAACATTACTGTGGTAGCCCAAAACATATGAATCCCAGTTTCACTTACACGTTGATCTAATATACCACTACGGTCACCCGTTATGTCATTCATAGAATGTCCTAACATTACGCTACTATCTGTGTTCCAGTACTCATTTAGTTTGTTAGAAAAAATTAGATAATCACTATCAATTAGCAAAGTTTGATCGTAAGGACTTAAATCCCAAACTGAAAATCTATTTGAATTTACAAAGGGAATTGTCTGGCTGTAGAAACCATCATGCAGTTTTCTTGTATTTTTTGTTCTAGGCTTTTCAATTTCAATAATCTTATCAAAAATAGACTCGGCTCTAGCATACATCCCTGATTCTTTTAACCAAGCAATAGTCCATTTGTCTGTTATTAAACTGACTGGTAATCCCAAATGTTTTTTTGCTAGTCCGCCAGAAATTATACCCATTACACCGTAATCTACTTCTGGGCCATTATGAGCAAAAATTAATACGCCTTTAGTCATATATTCAATAATTTTTCTACGGTCCTGCTGGATTTAATTTTTTCGTATTCTTCGTGATATTCGTAGGTGGCAGTAAAATACCTATCTAAAATTTCATCTCGAAATATTTGTAGGTCTGGAATTAAAATTGGATTTTCATTTTGATCAATTAGAGGAACATTTTCTGTTCTGTCTTGATCAATTAGCATTTGAACAAAAACTAATAGTGTTCTATCAATCTTAAATATACCGCCGGAGTGGCCGTAAGTCAATTTGCCCTCAATTTTTTCTTTAAGGGTTTTTCTTTGAATTGCTAGGGTTTGTCTATAATTTGAAAAATCTAAGGCAGCTTTTAGACGGTCGTCCATGGTATCTCCTATAAAACACGCACATTATTTATATGGCGTCTTATAGGGGATTAAAATTTATGAACCAGAGATTGCACTCAAAGAAGACGACGATGGGCCTACAGTGGTAAATGTACCACTTGGTTGTAAAAATCCAGAAGGACGAACCTGATCAACTGTTAGAGTAAGCGTACCGTCAACTAAATCTCCAGGAGGAATTGCCGGTGTTCCGCCTCCTGGTACTGGATCAGTGTATGCATCTAACCACGTTATTCTAAAATTAACAACATTGGCGGTTCCTAATGTATTGCTTGCAACATTACACGATGCTTCTAAACGCCATTTGTTATTAGAATATGCCGAGCTTCCTGAAATTTCAGCAAAAGTCTGAAAACCACTAGTTAAAGAAAAGAAATTAATTCCAGAGGGGCCGCCTACAAATGATTGAGCTCCTGCAGAACTTAATAAATTACTCCACGAAGTATTTTGTGCTTCACCGTTGCCGCCGGTTCTGGTGCTAGCAAATCGAATCTTTCCGCCTGCATTAAAGAAAAATCTTGCTTGTTCTGCTGTGGAAAATGTAACCGATGCTGTAGCACTAACTGATTGATACCACGATGAAGTAAATGATGTGCTGTTAATTGCTTCTGTTACAAACTGGCCAGTTCCTAAATTGAATCGATTGGTAACTGCGGTATTAGCAACAGTGTCATATTGAGAATTAGGATTGCTTGCACCAAATCTAATAACATCACCCACTGCCACTTGCACCAACGAAGCTGCTGATCCAGTTTGGTGTAGAATAGCATTGTAGATATCGTATCTAAGAGAATCCCATTGTGTTTTTGTTACAGTATTTCCAGCAGATACTAAAGAACTAAAAGTTGTTTGACCATAACCAAAATTACCGGATCCTGTACTCATGACGTTAATAATTTTAGTTCTGATTGAGTTGTAATCTGTTGCGGAAATGAAATCACCGATTGCCATAATTTATCCTTATAATACCAATGCTTCTATAACACCCGAATCAGACTGATGGTCTTCGAGGGCAATAGCAAAATAATCTGTGTCAGATTTATTAGCAGCTGATGCAGCACCGTACATATTTTGGGCCGGAACAAGTTTGTCACCTTTCTTAACTGTACCTTGTACTTTTACAGGTACTCGACCCTTCAATGCTATATATGTCCCGCCTTCTAAATCTTTGTTCATCATAAATCCAGGATTGGCAGATACTATGCCAATTGCTCTATCACCATATGTAGCGGCTGTAACTTCTTTTTCTCCACCAATTGCAACCACTGTTCCAACATCATATTGTTTATCTGCAAGGTATTTTTCTGCAAGGTCAGCATATTGTGCTGCGGTAGCAGTACCATCAAATGTATTTGCTAATAAATTACCAGAACTGTCTCTAGCTGCAATAGAGTTTGCAGTTTTAGTTGTTCTTGCAGATCGATAATTTGGATCAGTATCTACTGCTACGTCATCAATCTTTAATCTATCGGATTTATCAGTAACTCCAATAAATCTAGTTGCTGTTAAATTTCCTGCACCATCTCTAAGTGCAACTGAAGTTGCTACGGCACCTTGCTCGCCAACTAGACTGTTTAAACTTAAAGAATTGGTAGATGTTCCGGTAATATTTCCAATTACGTTTCCGGTAAGTGTACCGGTAAAACTACCAATAAATGTTTGAGTATCTGCATTAAATGATAAAACTTCATTGTTGGCTAGCAAATTACCTCTATGAATACCCAATGTATTACCTGTAAGATTGCCTAATACATTCCCAGTAAACAATGTAGAATAAACATTGGCCCATCTAGAAGTAGAAGATCCTAGATTAAAGAAATTAGTAGTTCCGGGAATCATTCCTGTTGAGGAGATAATTCCAACGTTTCTTAAATCGCTGTCACTTACTCGTATTCTTAGAGTTATTGTATTACCTAATCGATTTTCAATAACTGGTTCATCACCGTTTTCAACTCTAATACGCAGATCATTTTGATCGCCAATAGTAAGACCAGTGTCTTTAAAAGAAATTTCGTTGTCAAACGATACTTCACCTAGTCTAATATATTCTGAAGCTGGGTACCCACCTAGCCTTGCTGCATTACTTGCGGTACCCCAGAAATAATGATCTGTGGATGTAACTCCTGTTGTACCATTAGTGTTAACTAGATTAACACCTTTCTTAATTGTTGTGAATCCTGTAATAGGATTAATTGTACTGTTTAGTGTAAATGCATCTTTACTAACTATTGATATTACATCACCACCTGCTTGAAACTTTACAATGGTATGATTGTTGCCAATTGTATCTTTTACCACTTGAGAAACTACTGCACTTGCTCCTAGATCTGGAGGAGTTTCTGGACCAATTAATACAAACTCAGTTCCGTTCCAAGTATATAGTTGTCCTGCGCTGGTATCAAACCAAAAATCGCCTGACTGTAATCCGGAAGGTGCAGTTGGGCCTACTTCAGCTCCACTAGCTGTTCTAAATCGTGCGCCATCATAGAAACGTATTTTTTTATTGCCGCTATCATACCAAATTTGACCAACAACTGCCTTGGGTGGTGCTGAAGTATTTGCAAAATTTTCCATTAAATGCAAGAAATTTTCGTTCTGTACTTCGCCGTAGCCTGCGTAATTTTTTCCTACAAAACGCAGATCAGTGGTGGTATCAATGGTTCCATCGTCAACTGAGACTAGAAAAGTTCCATTAAATTTGTCTACTTGATATGCCATTGATATACTCCGTTCTAACTATTATTTATCGCTATAAAGCTATTTAAACTCTGCCTACTGCTACTTCGATAACTCCACTTACACCATCAAAATCAGCTAGAGCCTTGCCTATAATCGTACCTATTTGCGGGTTTGTTGCTTTACGGGCATAACCGCCACCGCCACTCATCAACATATCGCCCTTTTGTATTTTACCTCTTACTTTACAGGGTACACGACCTTGTAATGCAAGTGCAACTGTGTGTTTGCCTACACACTTGCTATTCATTAAATATGCAGGATCAGTGGAAACTACTCCAGCTAATCTAGCTGTACCGTCTTCTGCTAGTGTTACTTCAAATTCACCACCAAATTCTAGCACTGTTCCTGCTTCGTAATTTGCATCTGCTACATACTTTTCTGCAAGGTCAGCATATTGTGCTGTAGTTGCAATACCTTCAAAATAATTAGCATAGACTCTATTCCATTTAAAATTTGAGTGTCCTATGTTTTGAGGCGTTGCATTTAATGGCACTAGTGCTGGTTGTGCAGCGCCTCCTTCAGTCAAAGATTTATTACTATTCCATAGGGCTAGTGTCAGCGCATCTCCGGTACCAGCACCGCCTGTAGATAATATGAGTGAAGGAGTATTTGTGCTAACAAAACCTGCATTACTTAGAAGAGGGTTAGTAGCATCCGAATAACCAATTGTTACATTTTCAGTAAGACTAGGCCCAAAAGTTGCATAATTGCTTACTCGCAAAGTAAGAAGTGTTCCTACACTAATTAGATTAGAATACTTTATATCTACAGCTAACCTATCCCCTGTAAGAGTCTCTGCATTTGCAGGAACTGTGATATTTGCAGTACCATCAAATAGTACGCCATTAATTGTTCTTGCTGTTTCTAGTTTTGTGGTCGAAAATGCGTTGCCTGATAATGTAGCACCAACAAACTCGTTGGCTTCTACCCTAATAAATCTACTAGTTCCGGTAGTTGCTGTCACATTACCGCTGACATTCCCCACTAAATCAGCTGTAATAGTTCCTGCAGAAAAATCTCCTGCGCTGTCTCTAGCAACAATTTTACCAATAACGTTAGCAGAACTAGCATCTACCGACCACGTTGTTGCTGCCGATCCATTAAAATTTGCACCTGTTAAGTATGTGCCTCTTGTTAACGTGTTAGTTGTATTTGATCCAATTGTAATATCTGTTTGACCATCAAAAAAGACACCGTTAATTCGTCTACCTGGTTCTAATCTAGATGCACTAGAAGCATTACCAACTAACGGTCCAATTGCTGGTCTATTAGATGAAAAATTTGTACCTGCTTGTAGACTAGTAAATCCTGTAACTAAGTTGCTGTCGTCAATGGTAAATGGTTCGTCGGCACATATAACAAAAGTTGTGCCGTCTACTAAAATTTCTACTACTGCATGTTCTATGTTGGCATTGTCTAATATTGTTCTAGCTCTAATTCGAGTAGCGCCAAAACCTTCTACTGCTTCTGGTCCTATTAATTTCCAAAATCCCGAATCAAATATGAACAATTGATCAGTAGTATCTTTATACCAAAGAGCACCGTCAAATCCTTCGGGTTCTGTATTGCTGGTTGTTGCCGAGCCCACTGGGGTCCATGCTGTACCATTATAAACATTAAGTGATCCTAGCGATGTATTATACCATGCTTGACCTGTTATTGGCCGCGAAGGCGGATCTTCATTGGCAAAATTCTCTAGTAAGAATACAAAATTTTCATTTTGTACTTCACCATACCCAGTATAGTTTCTGCCAAGCAATCCTAGACTGGTTGAAGTATCTAGTGTGCCGTCTTCTAGCACTACTAATTGCCCGCCACTAAACTTGTTTATGATGTATGCCATTTATCGCTCCCCTACATATTTAACTATTAAGATACAAATATCCATGCGCCCGTTATAATCTGAAAAGTTTTAACTGTTCTAGACACTGCTAATCCAGGTGCTGCAATGGTTGCTGGTGTGAAACTAATGTTATTCAATCCAAACGCTGTTCCTGTTGGTGTAACAAATTCCGTCGATGATGTTGACAGCAACGGATTAATATCTAAGTTAGTGGTACCGTTAACCAAGAACGAACATAAAACTCTAGCTATTGTACCGTTGTTATATTCGACTACTGGTGCTATTTGCTCCAATAATGCGGCAATACCTGCATTAGAAATTCCGTCTGATATATCCATACTAAGCACAAGATTTCTAGATCTAACAGTATTATCAACGTAATTTTTAGTTGCTGCATCTGTACTTGTAGTAGGATCAGCAACACTTTTAATCCGCTTACTTCCTAAATTTAGGCCGCCTGTGCCGTTAATTGTTAGTGTTAGATCAGTATTAGATGCTGTAACTTCGATTGCAGCATCATTAAAATATAAACTATCAACTGTTAGCTGAGTTTGTGTACCGAAACTAGTAACGCCTGGAATACTGGTAATGCCAGCTCCTAACGAAGTTCCTGACAAAACTGTTACTCCGTCAATCTTAAATTCTTTTCCTGAAGCTAAATTAATGTGATCAGAGCTTGTCCACGCTTGACTAGCCAGTGCTGGAATAGCATCATTATAACCACCCGAAATAGCTTCTGAACTAGAAGCCTGTGCTGTCTGTCCAACATCGTGCCATAAAAACACATGGCTAGATGCCCCTTGTAAAACTAGGCCACCACCGGCGGCATTAGCATCAAAGGGAGTTACTCCTGTCTGTTTTGCCAGTACAATATTTTTATCTTCAACAGTCATTACACTAGTGTTAACTGTGACAACATCGCCGTTCACTGTAAGATTGCCTTGAATCGTTAAGTTTCCACCAATGTCTACTTCACTTGTAAGATATCCGTCATATATATTAACTGTTCTGGTATCGGCACTAATTGCAATTGCTTCTTCAGCAATAACATCTCGACGAACGTTAAAAACCATCTGCTTGTTAGATGCAATATTAGCAATAATTAAATTACCATCTTGTACTTGGAATTGTCCTTGGTTGGCATCACCTATAATCAAACCTAAATTTGAAGAAACAATAATCTGTCCGTTAATAATGTTTGACGTGTCATTTCGAACATATAAGCTAGCAAGTTGTCCTCCTAACTTTTCACTGTTAGTTGCAGTCACATTAAACTTTAGGCCAGCTAATGTACTTGCATTAAATCCAGGAATAATACTACCGCTAAATCCATCTATTGGAAGTTTTGGAGTAAATGCATCTTTTGAGAATATACCTATTAGAACTCCGTTGGTATACAAGTAGGTAATTACTCGACTTTGATTCAACGAGTCTAATATATTTGCCACACGTAATCCGCTAACCCCTTGACTAACAGAATAATCAGGGCCAAGCAAAATAGTGTTAGTACCATCAAAGAAATATAATTGTTTATCAGTATCATTAAACCATAAGTCGCCTACACCTAAATTAATAGGTTGTTGACTGGATATTGTTGCAGAGCTTACTGGTACAAACCCTGTTCCGTTATAAACTTTTAATTTTGATTCGTTAGCATCAAACCAAATTTGTCCTCTAATAGGACTAGATGGTTGCGATGTACTAGAAAAATTTTCTAAAATTTTAATAAAATTTTCGTTTATAGATTCGCCAAAGCCGCTATAATTTTTTCCAATAAGTGTAATATCTGTTGATAGCTCATCAACTTGGCCGTCTGCAACGGTAGCTAATATTGTTCCATCAGTTTTATTAAGTGTATATGCCATTTGTGTTTACCTTAGAATGCTGGTGGACCAGATCGAATAATATAATTTAATGTTAAAAACGGATTCATAACACTAAATTCTTGACCTAATGTTCCAGCAGTTTTAATGCCGCCTGATGTTGGAATATACTGACTTTGTCCAACAGTTGTAGGACCTTTATCTGATAACGATCCTGTATCGCTTGGAATTGCGGTATCAATTCGTGTGGCGTAATATTGTTGTCCCGTAGACCCTTTCATATTATGTTCATGATCAGGTAGATTTGAAACTGTTAAAATATTTGAACTTTGTCCGCCACCGTCGCCTAGGTTGTCAGGTGCTGTACCAGAAACCCTATCAACGTTTCCGCCTCCAGCGTCAACATATCCTCCTAAGGAATTAGGAACAGTTCCAGCATTATCCATGTTGTCTTTACCTAGAGGAAATCTGCCTCTTAGGTCAGGTATTCTAAATGTACCAATTCCAACTAAAGGAATAGCACCGTTATATGTAGTTCCTAACACATCAAATAAGTCACTGAATTTAGTTCTTTCAACTTCACTACCATCGCATAACAAATATCCGTAAGGTGCTTCTGCACCAGCATACGGCATAATTCCCCCAATGGGAACTCCTAGATCGGCAACAAACGTATCTCTAGTCTCTTTGATAAGACCCGATCCTGGTCTGTATACCAATACAGTGTCTGCTTTTATAGATATGTTTGGAAATGGCTCATCCTTACTGCTAATTAATCCCGAAGTAAGAGTTGTTGTAAAAGTTTTTGTGTTTCCGCCTACTTGTCCGTCAAACTGTAAATTTGGAGCTGTAACATCTCCTTCCATTTTAAAAGTTGTAACAAATTTCAAGTTAGTAGCAGTAGATGCATTTCCTACAATATTTCCTGTAAGAACACCTTCAATTGTTTCGGCTATTAGTGTTTTTGTTCTAACTGTGTTCCAACGTTTTAGCGGTGTTCCGCTGTCATAAAAATCAGTTGTAGAAGGCTGTAAATTGTCAACTTCACTAGTGCCAGTTACCTTGACTCCGTCACCTACTAATAAATTTTTACTAATTGCTGCGCCGCCTGCTGTTCTAAAAGTTCCATTACTAAAATTACTACTCGGCGTAGTATCAGTTAGAATTATTGCACCGTTTGTTTTAATGTTGCCGTCAACATGGAGTGCTTCTTCTGGAGATAGTATGTTAACACCTACTGTGTTTCCAATTACACGAAGCACTGTAGACGGTATACCATCTTTGTTAATCTGTAGATCGATACTACTACCAGAAGAAGAATTATAAATTTTAGAAGCTATTTCAGAAGTAGTCAAACTAAATGTACCGTCAACTCCTAATGTGATGCCTTGATTATTTCTAACATTGATTCCGTATTCAGTAGTATTGATAATATCAGATCTTAAAAATTTATTTGCAGGAATTTCAACGTCTGCAACTACTAAAGATTCTGCAGACGTTGCTGCTCCGTAAATTTTTGTAGGAAATCCGCCAAGCCCTACATCATTTTCTGTTATATTAAGACCCGATTTGATTGTGACAAATCCGGAAATAGATATTTTAGGTGTAAAGCTGTCTTTACTAAAGATGATAAGCGGAATGTCTTCAATGTAAAATATTAAAATAACTTTAGATACGTTGTCAGAATCAATAACTGCTTCAACAATAGGTCCGCTTCTAAGACCTGTAGAAAAATTAGGTCCTACTAAAATCCAACGTGTTCCTGAATATACATACAACTGTTGGTTAGTAGTATCTACCCACAGCTCGCCAACTTTACTTTGTTCAGTAGCTGGCTCAACTCCGCTTTTCTGAATATTACTTGCAGCTTTCCATGTAGTGCTATCCCATATCTGAAGTATCCCATCGGCAGTATTATACCACAACTGTCCTTCTACAGGATTTGCTGGTTGTGATTCTTTGGCAAAATTTTCTAACAATGCTAAAAAATTTTCAGCGATCGTTTGTCCGTATCCTGTAACATTTCGTCCTGGAAATGTTAAACTGGTATCAGTACTTGAAGTATTATCATAAACCGTTATGGGCAGTTTATTATCTTTATCGGTAAAATTAACAATATATGGCATCTGTTATACCTCTGTGAAGCTGGTCAAGCTCTGAATTCGAATTGTATAATCAATCTGTAGTAGTCTGTTCAATGACTTTTGCACAGGGTGAAAGATAACATGTGTTAATAGTTTTCCATTTCCATTAGGACTATAAGATTTCAATCCTAGCTCGTCAAATACAAAATTACCACTCATATCTTGACTGTTATCAAATGCTT